AGAGTATAGGCAATATTTAGAATCTGTTAAAACTCAACAACAGGAAAGTGAGGTTAAACGTAATTGGTTTTTAAAAGAATCCGATAAAGTTTTTACTGAAGATTTCAAAGGTTTTGATTTCGTGCTTGACGACAAAACAGTAACCTTCTCTCCCGGTGATGCGCAGACAATTAAGAAAAATCAAGAGACTCCAATGAACTTTATAAACAAGTACTTGGATGATAAAGGTTTGATTAAGGATGCTGCTGGTTACCATCGAGCTTTATCAATTGCAATGAATCCTGACAAATTTGCCCAGTTCTTTTATGAACAAGGCAAGTCTGAAGCTACGGAAGATGTAATACGCAAAACTAAGAATATAAATATGACTGAGCGTAAGACACCTGAAATAACTAATAAGGGAGGATTTCAAGTTAAGTCAGTTAACCCTGATTCGGGACGAGGCTTAAAAATAAGAAGTATTAAACGAAAATAAATTTTAAAAATTAATTATTATGGCAGGAGCAGTTCAAGCAACCCCTGGGTTTGCTTTACAACCGAGTGCAGAACAAGTGCCTTTGGCAACTAACTACATTACAAACTTTGATTTCTTGAATCAGTATTTACCTGATACTTATGAAAAAGAGTTTGAGCGATATGGAAATCGTACAATCGCATCTTTCTTACGTTTAGTAGGAGCAGAGATGCCATCTAATTCTGACCTTATCAAATGGGCAGAGCAAGGAAGATTACACACTAAGTATATTAACTGTGCTTCAGGAGCAAATGCTGCTGCTGATACAGCTACTATTACTGTAAGTGATGCATTAGTACCTGGTACTGGTAGCATTGCAATTAGAGTAGGACAGACTGTTGTTATCTCTGATAATGCAGGAAGCGGAATGAACAAAGGTATTGTTACAGCCGTGAATACGGGTGCAGCAACTTTTGACGTAGCTTATTATGAAGCAGCTGGACAAGTTGGTGGTACTGGACTGACAAGAACAGTATTCATCTATGGTTCTGAATTTAAAAAAGGAACTAATGGAATGGTAGGCTCATTAGAAGCTGATGACGTTATTTTCGATAACTCTCCAATTATCATCAAAGACAAATACGCTGTAAGCGGGTCTGACATGGCGCAAATTGGGTGGATAGAAGTAACTACTGAGAACGGAGCATCTGGATACCTATGGTATCTTAAATCAGAGCACGAAACTCGTCTACGTTTTGACGACTATTTAGAAACAGCAATGATTGAAGCTGTGCCAGCAGAAGCTGCATCAGGAGCAATCGCAGCTACAGGTGATGTAGGGAACAAAGGTTCTGAAGGTATCTTCTATGTAGTTGAAAATCGTGGAAATGTGTGGGGCGGTGGAAACCCAGCTGCACTAGCTGATTTTGACGCAGTTATTTCAAGACTTGACAAGCAAGGTTCTATTGAAGAAAATGTAATTTTTGTTGATAGAGAATTTAGCTTTGATATTGATGATATGTTAGCAGCTCAAAATTCTTATGGAGCGGGCGGAACATCTTATGGATTATTTGACAACGACAAAGATATGGCGTTGAACTTAGGATTCACAGGATTCCGTAGAGGTTATGACTTTTATAAGTCTGACTGGAAATACTTAAATGACCCGACTATGCGAGGTGGTCTTCCTACTGGAGCTAACTCAGGCCGTGTAAACGGACTATTAGTGCCAGCTGGTTCAACTACAGTATACGACCAGATTTTAGGTAAGAATGCGAAGAGACCATTCCTTCATGTTCGATACAGAGCTTCTGAAACTGAAGACAGACGTTACAAAACTTGGATTACAGGTTCTGCTGGCGGTGCTGCAACTTCAAGCTTAGATGCTATGGAAGTTCACTTTTTGTCTGAGAGAGCTGTATGTACTTTAGGTGCAAACAACTTCTTCTTATTCCAAGAGTAATATTTTACCAAGGGAGGTTTAACCGCCTCCCTTTTTTTTAAAATCAAATTAAATTTATATATAATGAAAAAAAATGCATTAGTAGACAAGGTCTACAAACTTACTAGAGATAGAGCCCCTATATCTTTTTTATTACCTTCTGGAGGCTCAAGAAGACAACCCTTATTACATTTTGACGAAGACAAAGGAATCAACCGAGTCTTGAGATATTCTCCTAACCAAAAGTCTTGTTTTGAAGATGAGCAAGATGGCCAAGTAGTTAGAGAGCCTATTGATTTTGTTGACGGTTTTTTAAGAGTTCCAAAAAATAATCCTGTATTGCAAGAATTTTTATACTATCATCCATTAAACGGTAAAAAGTTTGTTGAGGTGAATGAAGAAAAAGATGCGGCAGCAGAAATTGAACAGTTAAATATAGAGGCAGACGCACTTATTGAGGCTAGAAAACTTTCTGTAGACCAAGTAGAAACAATATCTAGGGTTTTACTAGGCAAAAATACAGAACAAATGAGCACAGCAGAGCTTCGTAGAGATATATTAATTTTTGTTAAGCGTGACCCAAATATGTTTTTAAAAATGATTAATGACCCTATGTTAAAGCTACAGTCTAATGTACAGTTGTTTTTTGATAAAGGATTATTGTCATTTAGAAATAAACAAAAAGAAGTATGGTTTAACACATCGACTAACAAAAAGAAAATGTTGACTATACCTTTTGGAGAAGACCCAATGTATATTGTATCTTCATATTTACAGAGCGATGATGGTATAGAGTCTTTGAAGATGTTAGAAAAATTGTTAGAAGATTAGCAATTGTAGAGAGAGGTCAAAAATAATTGACCTCTTTTTTTTTGCTTATCTTTGTAAAAAAGAAAGCGATGATAAACGCTGTTAGAAATACAGTTCTTGCTATACTTAACAAGAATAATTATGGCTACATATCTCCATCAGATTTTAATCTATTTGCCAAGCAAGCGCAGCTAGATATTTTTGATGAATATTTTATAGCATACAATAGTCAGGTCAACAAAGAAAATGGTAGGGTATCCGGAACAGGATATGCAGATATTAAAAAAGGATACGAAGAAGTTATAGACACCTTTTCTGTTACGGCTAGTTTATCTAATAATTTATTAAATCAATATAGCGTTCCTACTCCAGCTTCAACTGGGTCAGATTATTATTTGCTAAATAAAATTTTAATTTATAGCGCAGTCACTTCTTCTGGAAGCACAACCGCTACAGGAGGCGGCAATACCAATCTTATAGATGCTACTGCTACATTTCAAACCGATGGCGTAGCAGCAGGAGATGTTGTGTCGGTAATATTAGCTAATTCAGTAGTAACGAATTTAAGTGTTGTATCAGTAACTGACCAAACTACACTTGTTGTAAATGTAGCTTCGCTAACTACTACTAACCTACTATATGCAGTTTATAAAAAAGTAAATTTAAAAAATGAAGCAGAGCAAGTAAACCACAGTAAAATTACTATGCTTAATAAATCTATGCTTACTGCTCCAAATATTACTTTTCCTGCGTATACACAAGAAGGAGAGGTCTTAACATTACATCCTGATACTGTAACTACAATTGGAAGGGTGGTATGTCAATATATAAGATACCCAAAAGACCCTAAGTGGACGTATGTATCATTAACAGGAGGAGAACCTATTTTTGACCAGTCTCAGTCAGACTATCAAGACTTTGAACTTCCTCCAGATGATGTGAATAATTTAGTTGCTAGAATACTGCAATACGCTGGAATGTCTATACGAGAAATAGCTACAGTACAATTTGGACAAGCAATAGAACAACAAGAAAACCAAGAACAATAGGATGGCATATTTATCACAATATCAATATTACGAAAACGCAGGCACTGCACCTACTAATAAAAATTGGGGGTCTTATCAATATGTAAGCTTAGAAAATATAGTTAATAATTTTGAATTAATGTATTCTGGAAATCATTCTTTAGTTAATAATGAAGAAAGATATAAGATATTGTTTCATGCAAAGCGTGGCATCCAAGAACTAAATTACGATGCGTTTATGGAGGTAAAAGCTTTAGAGTTAAAAGTTTATGACAATTTAACTTTTGTGCTACCTAGCGACTATGTAAACTGGATTCGTATTTCACTATACAAGGATGGGTGGCTTAGACCTTTAAATGAGAACATTCAAGTTAATTCTGCTCAGTCTTATTTACAAGGAGCTGGAGGTACGTTAACATTTAATTCTGATGGCACGGTAATAACTGATGAATCTACTTTAGATACGGAAAGAAAAAATGGTCAACAAAATAGTATTTATCTTAATCAAGAAAATGCAGCCGACCAAGTAGCATTAGATTCAGAATCTAACTGGTATGCAGATTATACCATTGGAGCTCGTTATGGTTTAAATACAGAAACGGCAAACCTTAACCCTACATTTAGAATAGATAAAAAAGCAGGGGTTATTAATTTTGATTCCACTATGCTTAATGAAAACTGTGTATTAGAATATATCTCGGACGGAATGGAAGGTGGAGATGATTCTCAAGTATCGGTTAACAAACTTTTTGAAGATTATGTTTATGCTTATATTGAGTATGCAATTTTAAATAGCAAGTTCAATGTTCAAGAATACATTATTAATAGAGCTAGAAAAAGAAAAACAGCTTTACTTAGAAACGCAAAAATTAGATTAAGCAATATTCATCCAGGTAGATTATTAATGAATTTACGAGGAGAGAATAAGTGGATTAAATAAGATGGCAAACATTCAAAGAAATTTTATAGCTGGCCGTATGAACAAAAGCCTTGACGAAAGGCTTGTTCCGAATGGTGAGTATATTGATGCTTTAAACGTAAGGCTAGGTTCTACGGAAGGCTCTGAAGTAGGTTCTGTAGAAAATTCTAAGGGTAATACGGTTCTTACAACATTAATTTTTGACAGTATTGAATTAAGCAACAATGCTAGATGTATTGGAGCTTTTGAAGATGGAGCTAATGA